CGATTCATTGCCCCTTAATCCCACTTTGCGCTCTGCGGTAGTTTTGGCGTCTACTGCTTTATCATAGGCGGTTTTCACGGCGGCACTGGTTGCAACGGTGTCTGAACTACTGCTATTTACTGCAGAGGATTTTTTGCTATTGGGGATGTAATTTTGTGAGACATTTAACTGTAATCTGTCTACGCTAGTTTTGGCGTCTACTGCTTTATCATAGGCGGTTTTGGCGGCGGCACTGGTTGCAACGGTGTCTGAACGACTGCTATTTACTGCAGAGGATTTTTTGCTATTGGGGATGTAATTTTGTGAGACATTTAACTGTAATCTGTCTACGCTAGTTTTGGCGTCTACCGCTTTATCATAGGCGGTTTTAACCGCTTTTGAGGTTGCCGCTTGGGTTTCGCTGTTGCTGTTAGTGGCTGAGCTTAGTTGCGTGATGCCTTGTTGTGAAGTGCTGGCTTTGGCGATTTCGTGGGTATGACCACTTTCATCAAATCCATTTTGCGTTGTGGCAGTAATGGCTTTCGGTGTCATTTGTTGGCGGGTGACAAAAATCACACTGTGATCAATAGATAATGTCACTGCACTAGAGGATTCTACTTTTAAAATCATTCGTAGTACTTGGACTTTACCACTGCCACTATTTTCTGTTGGTTTAAAACTTTCAGGGCAGTTTGCGTAGGCTATGAGTTTGTTTTGTGCGTCAAATACGCCCATTTCTCGGATATAAAAACCGCCGATATTTTCTGGAATGGTTAATTCAACGATGACTTGTTTATTATTGCGAGGGTCCAGAGAAACTGCACTTACAGGTGCGATGTGCGTTTGATGCACAAGTGCTGTGGCACTTGCTGTTGGTGTAACCGCTTGTCCATTGCCATCGCCTACAGCAAATTGAGTAAGTTGTAATGGCTGCCCTTGGCTTAATGCCTGAGCAAAAGACCGTGTTCCGTAGTTGGTTAAGATTGCAAAATATTGTGATGCCATAAATATTCCTATTGTGGATATACTGTGATGATTTCGCCCCACTGCTGACCAACAAAGGCACTAAATGTCCCTGTTGGGGAGAGGGCGATAGCGAGCTGATTAAGATGTCTTGAGACGGGTTTAACATCGTTAATAAGCCGCACGAGTTCGTTATAGGTTTGTTCATTTAAACCACTTTCAGACACTTCCACGGTTAAGCTAAATGTTCCTGGTGTGCCTTGCGGATTAGTTTGAAACCATTCTTTCAGTTCAATAAGATAGCCTATTGGCTCAACCACACGTTTGACTGCGCCAATCGTGCCTTTGTGTTTGTGTACAAAATAAGATTGTTTAATCGCAATGCGTTTAACTTCTTCCGTCCAGTTTTCATCCCATTTATCCACTGAAAACGCCCAAGCTAAATAAGGCAGTAAATCAGCAGGGCAGCGTTCAGGGTTGATTAAATCTGCAATAACAATAGGATTTTCTACCGCACTTTTTAGAATTTCAGCCGCACGTTTTTCTAATGGCGTTGAGCCTATCGGCAGTAAATGCTTAGTAATCATCACTTGTTACTATCTCCAAATTAATTGCCGTGCAGTAGGCTGATTTTGAGCTTGGTAGTACAATATCGGCGATAGGCGAGATAATCTCTACTCGTTGCACCCCTTCTAAATGTAAGGCGGCATAAATACCCGATAGGCTAATGTCTCGCCCTAAACGGTGTTTTTCTTCGGTGTAAGCCGTCAATTTTTTTAGAGCAGCCGCTTTAATTGGCTCGTATTCTGGGCCACGATAAAGATGTAATTTGGCACGAATTTCGTAAGATTGGATCACCGCACTTTGGACAATAACGCGGTCGCCAATAGGGCGGATGTCATCATCGTTAAGTTTTGCTCGAACCACATTTAAAAGACTTTCCTCTGCCTCGCCTTGTCCATTGCGACTTAAAATTGTCACGGTAACATTAGCAGGCTGTGGAGAAACCACCGAGACATCTGCAACATCAGGGTGTGCAGAGAGTGCGTGGAAGATATAAGCAGAACGAGGCCCCGCCACAGAAAGCCCCTCAAAGGCTAATTGAGTACGCAATCTCAATGAGGTGTCATCTTCTAAAATTTCGGGGATTTTAGGCGTAACATTATTATTCGCCTCTTGAATGACTTGTCTTTTCACATTGTAATTGGCGGCAATCACATCTAAATCTGAACCGCTTGCATAGGCTAACATTGTGGCTTTTGCCGCATTGTTGATGCGGTTTCTTTCCATCAACTGTAAGTAAACCACTTCTTGTAATAATTTTGTGATAGGTTCACTTTCTAAACTTAATCGTGCTTGCCAAAATGCCCTTTCATTTTGTGGGAAAAGCGCGATAAATTCCGCTTTTCTGTCTGCGAGCAAACTTTCAAAATCTAAATCTTCCAGCACTTTCGGTGCATCTAGTTTTGATAAATCGACTAATTCGCTCATTGTTTATGTCCTAAAAATAGTTTTTCGTTGCGCATTTCTTGGTTATCTTTACGACTGCGTGCGACATAACTTGCCACAATGCCACCTTCAACCAACTCTGGTTTAAATTGTGTGATCTGTACACGTGGTTCCCAGCGATTAATTGCTGTGACGGCACAAGCTGCCAGTTGTAATAATAATGTGTGGCTAATTGGGCGGTCTATTAGCATTGGAATTAAACTGCCATATTCACGCCGCTGAATACGTGAGCCAACTGGGGTTAGCAAAATATCGGCAATGGATTGTTTAATGTGGTCGCTTTCGTTTTTTAATGTTTCGCCAGTGTATCGGTTCATACTATGCCTTTGCATTAGAGGTTCGTTGGCCATCGCCTTGTTCAACGTGAACGTGGTTTTGTAAACTAATCGCTCCGCCTTTAATATCGCCACTTGCGGTTACACTGCCTTGCGTGCTGATATTGCCTTTTGTGGTGCTTGTGCCTGTGGTTGATAAAGAACCGTCAATATTCACATTGCCTTTGATATTGATAGTAGGACACTCAATATCAATTTGATTAGCAGCAGTAATACTGGCGGTTTTGATACCTGTCACAACCAATGCGCCACTTGCTTGGTTGTAGGTAATTTTGGCACCGTCAGCAAATTCAATAACGTGTTCGTCGGGCGATTGGCTAGGGCTGTTTTGTGTGTAAAGCCCGACTAATATGCAGGCAGTAGTAAATTCGCCACTAACTGATAACATCACACATTGTTCGCCCACCGTCGGCGGCGACCAAGTTTTAGTTGTACCCGAACGAGGTGTGATGAATGGTAAAAAATCCGTCAAAATGTCGCCGCTCTTTACACGAGCACGTGCGGTGGCGTAATTCACTTCAGCGATTACCCCAAAGCGGATAATGTTATCTAGTTTTCGTTGTAATTCAGCAGACATAGGCATTCACAGTTAAAGAAAATGCCTTATTGTTGGCAATATTGTGTGGTGTGGCGAGTGGGGGCGTGTGTGGAATAGTAGGTAACAAAAAAGGGCTTTCGCCCTTTTATTATGCTCTATCCCACATGGAACTCCGCGCTCTTGCTTGGCGTTGGTTTTCGATGCGTTGTATTTCTTTTGCCACTTGTTGTGCGATGGCTCGTTCATCCATACCTTGTGCGGCATGGATAGTGATATTTACGCTCATTGGTTGGCTGGTTTGCGTCATCATTGGACGAGCAGAAATGGGTGCACGAGTATCCACTTGCACAGGGGCAGCTGTTGCAACGCTGATACCTAAACCGCCCGCAATAAGTGCTTGTTTACCGTAATTAAGGGCGTTGAGTGTATTGACGCCAAGGCGTGATGTGGCTTCTTTGGTCATCACGTATTTGCCACCGTGGAATATACCTTTTGGTTCAAACTTACCGCCATTTCCTGCGTAGCCGCCTGACCATTTGTTAATATTTGGCACGTTGTTTTCTGCATTGTTTGTAACATTTGCAATATTTTGTTTTGTTTGTTCAATTTGTTTTTCTGTATCTTTAGAAAAGCCGAATTTTTCTTTGATCCAATTTACAGTGTTCATAATTCCATTTTTTACCGTTTCAAAGGTTTTCGATACACCATCTCCAAAGGCAGAAATAACTTTAGAGCCAAAATTCGTAAAGTTATTTGGTAAATCAACCCCAAACCAAGACAAAACTTGAGAAAAGGCGGTATTAAATAATCCTATAGGACTCCAATTTAAAATAGTAGCACTAATATTGCCAATACCTGATGTAAAAAAGCCTTTGATATTTTCCCACCCAGTATTAAACATATCGCAGACCCAACTCCAGCCAGTTGAAAATGCCTCTTTGACAATATCCCAATGCTTGACAAGTAATACTATTGCAGCAATTACAGCACCGATACCTAAAACAATCCAAGTAAGCGGATTTGTTAATAATGCAGCACTGAAAGCAAGGATATTAGGAATAATGCTGATGATGGTTTTACCTAATGAGCCTAAAAATAATGCTGCTCGACCGATAGGAAATAGTAAGAAACTAAATGCAGAGGCAAGGGCACCAGTTATGCCGACAACGGCAGTTAAAAAGGCAGCTATTTTAATTAGTGTTCCTGTTAATTCTGGGTTTGCTTTAACCCAGTTCTTTACCTTTTCTGTAATTTCGCCTAATTCGGTAGATAGCTGTTTTAATTGTGGGGCAATCGTTGCACCTATTTCGGCAAGTAAATTTGTAAATGTACCTGTTGTTGCTTCCCAAATATTGGTTAGTGTGCCTAATTGTTCATCTACGCGTTTACGTAAGTCGGCTTGTTTTTCCATTTTTTGGGTAAATTCTTCATAGCCTGCTTTGCCTTTTTCAATAAGAGTAGATACCACCTGATTAACTTCTGCATCATTACCAAATACGCCTTCAATGACTTTTATGCGTTCTGCAGTATCTAATTTTTTCAGTTTTTCTAATTCGCTAAATAGTTTGTCAAATCCACCGAATTCACCTTTTCCATTAGTGAAATCAAGATTGATCTTTGATTTTAAAATTCCTTTTTTTCTAAGTTTATTTAATGTGGCTTGGATGTCTCCGTATTTCATCCCCTTTTGTAATACTTTTCGCATAGCGTTACCTGATGCGGAACCGTCCATTCCTGCTTGGTCAAACATTGCAACGAACGGTGCTAATTTTTTTGCACCGTCTAACCCTTTCATTTTTATGGTATCCATGGCAGAACCAAGATTTTTGAAAGCGCCTAACATATTGGTGGGATCAACGCCCGCATAAAAGCCTTTTTGAATGACATCCATTAAGCCCATCATGTCTTTTTCAGTTGTGCGTGTAGCATCTTGCATTTTTGCAGCAAATTCTGCAGCTTGTTTAGGAGGCATTTCAAGCTGAACAGATAAATAAGCAGTCGCTTCCCCAGTGCCGCCTAAAATTGTCTCTGCACTCATGCCTTGGCGCACTAACATTGTCATTAAATCTTGGAAGTCAGCTGTTGTTCCTGGTAATTTATCACCCAGATTTGTAGCGAGCTTGTTGATTTTCTCAAAATTAGATGACACCTTTCCGTCCTTATCCATCATCGTTACTTTTAGATTGGTTGTGGCGACTTCGGCTTGTGCAAAAGCTGCGACTGGTTTTGCCACTTGTTCCTTCATCATTGAATGTGTGGCCAATGCTCTCCCTCCAATATTGGCATATTGTTCCGCTTTTGTACGTAATCTATCTACACGTTGGGTATAGTTATGTTTCTGACGTGTTTTTTCATTCAGTCTTGATAGCTTATTTCTTTGTTGGTCGATTTCTTTATTTGCGCCTTTTATTTGATTTTGCAAATCTCTTTGGCGTTGTCCTAGTGTTGCTGCACTTATCCCATTGCGATTAAATTCGGAGCGAGTATTTTTTAATTTTGAAACCATTTTTTCTTGTTCAGCTTGTAATTTAGCTACATTTTTTTTGGTTTGATTAAGTTTGTTGCTAAATCCTTCTGTTGGTTTAGGCATGTTTTTTAAAGCTGATTCCATTCGGCGAACTTCGGCATAGGCTTTAGATAAAGCTTGTGTGTTTTCAGCGAGTTTTGCTTTCAGTGGATTTAATGTCTCTCGATATTTTTTTATTTGTAATTCATTTTGATTATATTCTTTGGATAATGATCTTAATTTTGTTTTACTTTCATAAAGTGTACTCGAAAGCTGTTGTGTCGCTTTTTGTGCTGATTTGAATGGCGCAGTTAATTTATCCATAGCGGATAACAGCACTTGAATTTTTAAATCTTTACTCATATTATTTACCTATAAAGTGATCATAAATAAGGGGGGATTATGGAACGTGCAATAGATTGGGTTTTATTTATTGGCATTTTTATTGTTTTCCCGACATTGGCTTATCAAATTCACACTGAATTACCCGATGTTAGTTGGTTTACCATTGCGTTAGTTTCTTTTATCGGTGCAGGGTTAATTTGTGCGATTTTCGTTACTCCACTTGTGGCTATTGTTGGTGCTGTTTTTCGGATATTTTCTCGTCATTAAAGAGCACCATCAGCAATTGCTTTAAGCACAAATCTTTCAATCATTTCAATATCTTCTTCCGCAAAGCCCAGCAATTCACGCTGGGCATATAGCACCTTGAAATCTTTATATTTAGATGGGCTAGAATGTAAGCCGTATTGATGTACTGCAGCAATCGCAGCATCTCCACCATAAAAACCGAGTGAAATTCCTTCTTCTTGGTAACGTAATTTCATGTGAGCTGGCGTGACCAATTTTCTAAACATTAATTGGCGTTTAATTCGCCCTTTCTTTTTGCCAAATTGTTTTCTTGGTTTACGAGGCTCATAAGGTGAACCGTCAGGATTTTGTTGGGCTTTGATTCTTCGGCGTTGATTTCTTGCAAGTTCTCGACCTATTTGTTGATAAAGTAATCGTCTGCGAGGTTTACTGATATTATTTAATAAGGCAGCCAAAGCGACTTTAATTTGCTGAACATCATCACTCATATTTTCTGTATATCCCCCTCAAAAATTAACGATTCCCAGTTTTCCAAATAGACTTTTACTCGGGTTGGTTCGTCCCATACGGGTTCTTTTGCGTAATGAATTTGTACGTTATTCCCCTCTTTTTTAGAAATGACACGTTCAGTGAGTTGGATTTCGAAGCTAATATCTGCGGTGTGGTTATTGTTGTAATCTACTTGGAATTTAAAGGCATTTTCTCGAATTTGCGGATTTTCGAATATTTCAGGTTGATTTGTGCGTAGATAAGCCAGCATTGGCACAATCAAGGTGGCAATATCGCCTGCATAATCCGTTACCACAACATTGAGTGTATAACGATATTCAAAACTAAATGATGCGGCACCCGTTGCGACGATTTGCCCACCGTCCACATAAAGTTGTAGATGGTCGGGATTTTTTACAAAGTCGGCGTGACTTTGTTCTAGGATTTTACGCAGTTGGTTTGGTTTTTTCATTAGTTTGCTCGTTACCGTAGGTAGGTATACCCACGGTTAGTTATCGTTTATAGTACTTCCCCTTTGGGGAACCGTTGCAATTAACCTTGGGTATACTTACCCAAGGCATTATGTTCTAAATTGCCGCTGCCGTTTTTCCTCTTGTTCTTGGCAAGTCACACAACGTGTTACGCCCTGAATCATTTGTCTGCGTTTTTCTGGAATGGGGGCATCGCAATCTTCACAATAAAGGCGACTTACTGCTTTAAAAGTGCGGTGTTTTTTGAGGGCGATTTCACGTTGCATTTCTTCAAGCTGCTGTGCTCGGTCGAATTGATCTGTCATGGCTGTTCCTTTTTGTTAAATTCTTCCATGCATTTTTTTAAACTTGAGTTCTCGATAATGCACAAATCAAGGTGGTGTTGTGTCTGTAAATAGGCTTCGGCTAATTCGCCATTGGTGCGAATTTGTGGCAAATACGCACTGCACTCTGTGGTTTGCGGACAAAGAATCGGCGATTTAATGATTTCCTGCTGAGTTGAACAGGCGTTTAACATCATCAGGCAAAGGGCTATCAGCCCAATCTTGATTTGATTTAAGTACATTTTTTAAATCCTGTGTTTGTTGATTTTGCTTTGCTTTGAGGTTGTTTACGGCTTGGATAAGCTGTGCTTGCTGTTCTGCAAATTGTTGCACGCTATGATTTAACTCAATGTAAGAGTTTTGCCATTTCAGTTTTAGCTGTTCTTCTTTGAGCATTTCTTTTCGCCAATAATTAGCCTCAAATCCCAAAAACATAATCAGGAGTACAAGCAATATTGGCCCGATAAGTAAAATGCTTCTTTCTTTCGCGGTTAAGAAATTAAACATAGGGCTTTCTCCTTTTGTCGGCGTTCAATTAAGCCTTTTAGCGGTTTTCCTGCGGCATAAATCCAACGTTCAAATTGACTGCACATGGCTTTACTGTAGCCTTGGCGTGCCATTTTAAAAAGTGAACTATTTTTTAATTTGCCGCATCCCACATTAAAGGTAATGGAAACTAAGGCATCAAATGCACCTTGTGGCATAGTTTGCCCGTTGGCGTATTGATTAACGCATTTTTCTGATTGTTTAATGCCTTTTACGTATAACTCTGCGATTTCTTGTAAGCTGTAAATTTTATTGCGGTCAATTTTTTCAACAGCATCGGTTATGCCTATACCGACTGTTAAAACATCGGCGGGGCATTGATAGGGCTTTTTCATACAACCTTCTGCATTACCAATCAGTAACAAGCCTTTTTCCGATGTTCGAATGTCATTTCCATAAGTGGCAATCACAAGTCCAACAACAGCGGATATGGCACAGATGTATTTGGCAGAACGTTTAATCATGATGATGGCTCCGTTGTTTAAGTTCTTTTTCTTTTAATTCAAAGTCTTTTTTCTTGTAATACCAATTCACAAGAAAGGTGGCGACACCAATCACAATACCTGTAATCGATGCGACATCAGCCCAATTTACATTTGAGAACATATCGGCAATGCGTCCAATTAAGAAAGCGAATATTCCTGATGTGTAAGACGCTCTTGATGGTGTGTCGTGCATATCAGCTCCAAAGTTGAATTGTGTCATTTGCCACACTGATTTTTTCTGTATCGGCTTCTGGCAAATTGACTACCGTACCAATGGGAATAATGGGCTTATTCATTAAATGCGGATTGAGTTCGCAGGTTATTTCGAGCAAGCCTTCGCTTCGTCCAAAATGGCGATAAAGAATGGCGTCTAAATTGTCATTTTGTTGTGCGTAAACTTGCATTAGATTAACTCCGCATCGACGCGTTTTCTGCCCAATATGTCGCTAATCGCAAAGCGAGCATCACGGCGTAATTCATCTATGCTGTCTTTGAGTTGCGCCATTTTCTTTTCGCCATCATTGGTGCTGTCATAGCTTGCATAGCGTTCATAAAGATTTGCTAGTGCCAAGCAACTTACCGCACGTTTATAACGATAAATCAGCACGCTTTCGCCATTGATTGATGGGGCTGTGATCTGTTCTAAACTGTCGCGTTTGCTTTGTGTTTTAAACGTGGAGAGTTCTTCATTGACGCTTGCCATGCCCTCAATCAAGGCATCTTGTAAACGTTGTGTGGTAATGGTGCCGTCTGCACGGTATTGATTACGAAATTGAGCAAGTGACATATCGGGGAAGAAACCATCATTACTGATAATGTCATCTAAGGTATCGTCATCATTTAACTGTTGCTGTACTTCGCCCATTTCATAATCAGGGGCAAGTTTGACTGATATTGCGCCGTCGCTCATTGATTTACCCTTATAAAAAAAGTCGGGTGAGGATTAAATTAAGCACGACCAATAAATCCGTCAGAATTTGACCGCACTTTTAATCCGCCCGACGGCTGCGTGGTTTGCTCGGTTTATATTCTTTCTTGCTTGTGCAAGAAAGAACCAAAGAACACACCCCGATTAAATCGCTTTTCTGCCCTTTGTTGTCATTTTCTTAAAAATGCCAAGTCGGTCAGGCGATTTAGACGGGGCATTAAAACAACATCAATATTCAGTTGTTGATAATTGTTTTTTTAGTTTCTTGATGTCGCCTTTTACGCCAATTTTTTGATCTAAACCTAAAGCACGTTCTAAATATGCCAGTGCTTGTTCAGGGTGCTTTTCAACCAATAACAAGCCCAATTCACGCAATAATCGCGCACGGCTTTCATCGGGCATATCGCAATCGACAGTAATGCGTTGGATTTGCGCTAAGTAAGATTCGTCGAACGGTTTATTAGCTGCTCTTGCGGCTTTGGCTTGGTCGGCAAATTCTTCTGCCAACAAGGTGCCAAGTGTTCGGGTAAATGGCTCTGGCAAGCGTAAATCATGAAATACGGCATAATCGGCAATCTGTAAGGCGAGATGATATTCGCCACAGTCAATTGCCCACACGCACCATGTCATTAAGACATTATCTTGTTTACCACTTCCGACCGATAACGCCCCTTCAATCCATGGTAGATAGTCAGGCAAAATTTGCTTTTTAAATGCGGCTTTGCGTTCCGTCGATTGGATGTTTTTTAAATCCTTTCGATGGCGAGCAAGAATACGGCACATTTTGTCATATTCCGTAAAGTCGCTTAGATCTTCTGTTTCTGCCGCATTAGCAATCGCGGCAGAAACTTCCAGAAAATGGCGTTTAGTTGGGCGCATAATTGATTCCGTTATGCTGCCACTGGCGAAATAGGCGCAGGTGCCTCAAGAATCGTAATATTTTTCGCCATGGCGACTGCCTCGTAGTTTTCTACAACATAGGCTTCATTTGACGATAAATAATCTTCCACACGATTGCGTTCTGGCACATCTTTTAAGTGACGACGCACTTTGCCTTCCTGCACGTAGATTGACAAGTTGTCGAGCGATGTAACTAACACAGTGCCTTTCGGGAAGAATGGCACAGATACGGCTTGTAACCCGCCCACACGTTTTTGACTAATGACGGTATCGCCTGCCAAAATTTCGCTTGGTTTTTCTTGGTTGATTAATGGGAAATATTTATCGGCTAATAAGTCGCTACCCATAATTGCAACCAGTTTAGTGTCGTCACGGTATTGTGCTGGAATGAAATCTTCTTTTAATGCAAAGACAAGGGCATCAAGGTTTTTATAGGTTTTACCTGCACCGATTTCGATTTTGCCACTGCTTTTTTCAATTTCTTTTAACACACGGGCTTTGGCTTTATCTTCGATTTGGACTAACCAACCCTTATTCACATCTTGCAATAATGGATGTTCAGTGCGGTTTGTGGTTGCGGCTACACTTGTGCCATTCCAACCGATCATGATACGGTCTAATGCAATGCGTTCGGCTTTGAGTTTGCCCACACGTGCGGCGAAATCAGGGAATTTCGCCCAACTGTCTAAGGTTGCATAATTTAAATGCGTGTCAAAGTTGGTTTGTTCGCAAGAATATAAGTTTTCTTGCAAGCTGTGAATGTCTGTAGTTTCACGTGCTTTGGTGTTGGTGTCGGTGCGGCTTGCCACAGGCGAAAGTACGCCTAAACGTAATGCGGAACCTTTCATTTCTTGCACCATGACGACATTGATGCGTTTTAAGAAACCAGAACTTTCAAGCACGGCATTTTCTAATTTTTGTTGAATAGTTGGCTCAACGGTAAACTGACCGCCATTCGCAACGAATGCCGCATCTTCACCGTTATCTGCTGCAACACCAGCTACATAAGTATTAAATTTTTGTTGGGTAAATTTATTCATTTGGTTTTTTCCTACGATAAATTAAAAGAAGCGGCCATCAGTTTCAGGTTGTTCACCGTAAACTAAAGGGCGAGGATTTTCGGGTTCAACCGGCTTTTTGAGTTCTGCAAAGGTTGCTTGGATTTCTGCATTACCTGCTTTCATTTCTTCGATTTCGGCTTTTTGTTTGGCTAAATCGCCAGAAAGTGCGGTTAATTTTTCCAAGGTTTCTTTGGTTTGCTCGGCTAAAAGCTCAATGGCTTGTGTTTGATCAGCAAAGCGTTCATCGTCTGATTTTTCTTTTTTCGCAAACAAGCCTTTGATTTTTTCAAAGATACTTTGTGTTTCTTCCACAAATTCCAATTCAGTTTCAATAGCGGATGTGAAAAGGTTTTCGGCTTTTTCTTTGCGGTTATTAAGTGGATTTGCGCTTGCACCGGCAGAAAATACCAACATTTCGGTGCCAAGACTTGCAGGATTGTCCGTTACAGCCAAACCGACTAAATAGGCTTCACCTGTGTCGGCAAAATTCGGATCGCACTCAATAGAGGTGTAGATTTTTTGACGGTCTTTATTGAGTTTGATTAAATCGTCCGTTGGGTCGATTTGAGCCAGTAACTGCAATTTACCTTCAGCATTTTCTTCCGTTTTTAAACCAATCACATCACCATAGCATTTTGAGTGCGGATCATCGTTCCACATATAACGCCATTTAAGGTGTTCAAGATTAACGCGTGCACCGTATTTTTTAGGGTCATAATTTGCCGCCATTTGTTCAATCCAAGAACGATTGATTGAGCGACCATCTGTAGTTGCACCTTCTGTTGCGACTACAAACCATTTTGAAGTTTTTGCCATTGCTTATCCTTTGTTTGGTTTGATTCAAAGATTGCCATTATTCTGAAAGGTTTAATTTTGGTGGTCTATGAGTTGCTTTTGTTGTATGCCGATTCACAGAGCAAGCGGAAAGACTAACATTCGCCCCCTTTCTATTATGCGGTTGTAAATAGAAAGGATTAGGAATGGACGAACAAGTTATTAATCAACCTTCCCCCGAAGTGACGGCGGAAATCAAACGTAAAGCACAGCAGATGTATTTTAGCGGCTATAAAATCGCTGAAATATCTCGCCAGTTAAATATTCCTGCATCAACGATTGCCAGTTGGAAAGACAGAGAAAAGTGGGACGATATTGCGCCTGTCGGTCGGGTTGAATTAGCATTAGAGACAAGATTGAATTTGCTGATTGCAAAAGAAGAAAAGAGCGGTTCAGATTACAAAGAAATTGATTTACTTGGTCGCCAAATGGAACGGATGGCGAGAGTGAAAAAATATTCTTTTGGCGATGGTAACGAAGTAGATTTAAATCCGAAACTGGCGAACCGCAACAAGGGCGACCGCAAGAAAGCCGAACCCAATGCCATTGATCAGGAACAAGAGGAATTACTGATTAATGGCTTTCTTGATGGGATGTTTAATTATCAGCGAATTTGGCACAAGGCGAAAGAACACCGAATTAGAAATATTTTAAAAAGCCGACAAATCGGGGCGACTTACTATTTCGCCCACGAAGCCTTTGTTGATGCTTTGACGACGGGGCACAATCAAATTTTCTTATCTGCCAGTAAAAAACAAGCCTTACAGTTTCGCTCGTACATTGTGAATTATGCCAAGCAAACGGCAGATGTAGATTTAAAAGGCGAAACCATCAAACTTCCAAATGGGGCTGAATTGATTTTCCTTGGCACGAACTCCGCCACAGCTCAATCCTACCACGGCAATTTGTATTTCGATGAAGTGTTTTGGGTGCCTAAATTTGATGTGATGCGAAAAGTGGCATCTGGTATGGCGGCTCAAAAGATGTATCGCCAAACGTATTTTTCAACGCCGACCACGATTGCACACCCTGCTTATGCGTTCTTTTCAGGCAAGGCATTTAATCGCAATCGTACGAAATCAGAAAAAATCGAAATCGATATTTCTCACGCAAACTTAAAGAGTGGGAAACTTTGTGCCGACCGGCAATGGAAACAGATTGTGAGTATTTATGATGCAATGGAAGGCGGGTGCAATCTATTCAACATTGACGACCTAATTGCAGAAAACAGCAAAGAAGAATTTGAACAGTTGTTTTTGTGCCAATTTGCCGATGATAACAGTTCTGCTTTCAAGTTTTCAGACTTACAACTTTGCCAAGTGGATAGCTTAGAAGAATGGCACGATTACAAGCCATTTTATCAACGCCCATTCGGTAATCGTGAAGTGTGGTTAGGTTATGACCCTGCTTTTACTGGCGACCGTGCAGCCTTAGTGATTGTTGCACCGCCGAAAGTGGAAGGGGGCGATTATCGCGTTTTACATAAACAAACTTTTCACGGTATGGATTACGAAACACAAGCAAGTCGCATTAAGCAGTTTTGTGATGATTACAATGTAACTCGCATCGTGATTGATAAAACGGGTATGGGATCGGGCGTTTATCAGGAAGTGAGAAAATTTTATCCAATGGCACAGGGCCTAGAGTATAACGCCGATCTTAAAAATGAAATGGTGTTAAAAACACAAAACTTAATTCAGAAACGTCGCCTTAAATTTGATAGTGGTGACAATGACATCGTGAGTAGTTTTATGACGGTGAAAAAACGCATTACTGGCACAGGGAAAATTACTTATGTTTCTGACCGTTCAGAAGATGCAAGCCACGGCGATTTATCATGGGCGATTATGAACTGCATTTTAAATGTGCCTTATGGTTTCGGCGGCGATGTATCAAGCAACAAATCAACAATATTTACCTTTGAATAGGATAACCAAATGAGCAAAAAAACAAAAAAATCCACCGCACTTTCTACTGGAAATCAAGCACAGGCGTTCAGCTTTGGAGAGCCTATTCCAGTGATTGACCGTGCAGAAGTACTGAATTATTTCGAAAGCGTGGTGATGTATGAAAAATATTACAATCCGCCAATTAATTTAAGTTACTTGGCTAAAGCCTTAAATGCCTCAGCCCATCACAACAGTGCGATTACCGTGAAGAAAAACATTTTACTTTCAACATGCAAAACCACCGCACTTTTACCTCGGACCCAATTAGAAAAACTGGTGCAAGATTACTTGGTCTTTGGCAATGCTTATGTTGAGAAAACTGTAAATTCGTTTGGGAAAGTCGTATCACTCAAATCCCCCCTTGCTAAATATATGCGTGTCGGTGTTGAAGCTGGCGTGTTTTATCAGATTGTGAATGGATTTGATGAGTATGAATTTAAAAAAGGTGCTGTCTTTAACTTGATTAATCCCGATGTGAATCAAGAGATTTATGGCGTGCCAGAATATTTGGCCGCGTTACAATCTGCTTTTTTAAATGAAAGTGCCACATTGTTCCGCCGTAAATATTATTTGAATGGTGCGCATGCTGGGTCAATCATTTATATGACTGACCCAACACAGAACCAAGACGATATTGAAGCAATCAAAACGCAAATCAGACAAACAAAAGGCACTGGCAACTTTAAAAATTTATTTGTGTATATCCCAAATGGAAAGAAAGATGGAATGCAAGTTATTCCGTTGTCTGATGCTATCGCAAAAGATGATTTCTTAAATATCAAGAACGCTAGCCGTGATGATGTGTTAGCCGCACACCGTGTGCCACCTCAATTAATGGGAATTGTGCCTAACAATACAGGCGGCTTTGGTGATGTTGAAAAGGCAACGCGAGTATTTTTTATTAATGAGATAATCCCATTGCAAGAACGATTGAAAGAGATTAATAGTTGGGTAGGAGAAGAAGTGATCACGTTCTCCGATTACAAATTGCTAAATTAG